TGGCCAGAGCGGTACATAATTAATGAGTGTGAGTCATCCGGGTGGGGATTAAGTGGTGGGAAGTTTTCTTCAAGTTGTTGAAGAATGGAAGTTAGCTGGAGACCGTGGGTCTCAAGCATACTTAGAGAGATAGGAGATTGCATCTGCTAGAAGTTGAATGTTATCGTTGAACTGGCCAAGACCTACGTTACATTTATGGCACAGTAGACCCCTGTTCTCACCTGTTTCATGAGAGTGGTCTACGCATAGGCGAGGAGTGAACTTGCGGCAGATAGCACACAACCCACCCTGCTCTTCGCACATTTCAATGTACTCATTTACTTCCAGATTATATCTTCGTTTAAGGTTATCTTTGTAGCGTGCATCAACCTCCTTCGATGGGGACCTAGGCATATTGAGGGAGATTGGGGTTTGCATGTTCAAAGAAGGCAGGCATTCGTGCTCTACGTGTGTCAGAAAGCTCAGGTGCTTTTCCCTGATACATCAAGCTATCGCTAGAATCCAGCCAAAATTTTTTGTCTAGATATTTATTGGAGGTATTTATACCTAGAGGTTCAAGCACCCAATTAATGGTTGCCTTCCTGAGCTTATCGAGAGAAGGACTCCAATTGAGACCAAGCTCAGTACATACCAAGCTATTCGTTGCAACATGGACTTGTTCATCACGACTAATATCAGCGCTCACGGTACGCATTCCAGCGTCACCATTAAAGCGGAAGAACGGGAGTAGTACGAAGAAAATTGCACGCTCGGCAACAAGTGCTTTGAGGAGCGTGTGATCAGGATGCGAGACCCAAGCTTCCCGGAGGCGTAGTGCTTCGGATTCAGCTTTTTCGTTAACGCCGTAAGCGTTCGCGATGTAGCCGAGAGCCAGGTCGTGGTTTTCTTCGTCCCTGATATTGGACAACAGTAGGTCGCGTGATAGTTTTGGAACTTCATTCTTCAGTGCATCTTTAATAAAATCCCCAACGGGGAGTTCCATGTGCCGAATAGCAAGAGCACGGAAGATAGTTTCTTCCGCACCCTCTTTTACAACACCAGCTGTGGTCTGTACTGGGGACCACTTACGTTTACGATTTAATAGTTTTTGATAGGGGTTCATTCGCCGCAATTACAATCAGGAGCAGGATCATTTAGAAGAGACTCCAGGTATGCGTCAACGTCACCTTCATCCAATGCGGCATAGGCATCAGACTTATCTTGAACGTCGCTCATTACCTGAAGCGAATAGTAAAGAGAAGTCTGTGGACTTGCCAACCAATCTTCGATGAATTGCTCATCATAGGTAACCACATCTGACCAGCTGTTGAATGAATAACCATGCAACAGTCCAGTCTTATCGAGCAGGGTGATAATACCATCACACACTGCTTTGTAATCATCCCAGCCAACTTCTGACGCGATCTCTACAGGACCGTAGTCAAAGCTCTGGACGCCAAATGTACCGCTATCACGGTCTACTTGACGGGCAATGGGAGGTGCGATCTCAGGGCAGGTGGTGTACCCATCAAGATCAGTGTAACGGTAGCTACAGGAGGCGGTAGGAGCAATAGCAAATGCTCGATCCATGTTGTTGAATCGGGCAATCTGTGCAGCTTGCTCAATACCTAATTTCAGCTCCATAGCAAGAGTTGAAGCAGCAGTAGCTTCATGCGGAGTATTGGTGTTAATCAACTTAAGAGCCTCACCAAACTCCTTGTAGGTTACTCCTTGCTGTCGAAGGAGGTTGGCTAGACCAAGCATTCCAAGACCGACCTGCCGATCAGTCTCTGAAGGGAGGTATTCTCCGCTGCTTCCGACGTTAGTTTTTCCATGAAGGGAGCACAGCTCGGACATTCCGTTGACAAATGCACGCTGAATATCATCGAACTCGCATGAGCCGAGGTTAACGTGCTGGAGTAAACAGGTTCCCCGTGAGGGCAAGTATACTTCAAGACACACGTTGCCTCTGATCCTCTTGCCATTTTTATCTACCTTTGTTTTGTTGAGCCAAATGTCTCCACGCTTGATACCTTCAAGCAGGGCAGTCTTTACTTCTTGGTCTGCGAGTTCCCACCAACGCTGGTTAATGTTGACACAACGCTTAACCCAAGGAAGCTCAGCCCGGCTAGCAGTAATAAAATCAAGTACATCTGGATGACTAAGATCAAGATGACATACAACAGCGCCATTCTTGTAAACTCCTCCACGTCTCAGGATTTCGTTGAGGGTGGAGTAGATCTTTGCAAAGGATACTGGGCCTGAAGCCACAAGTCCCTTGCCATTTTCAGCGCCTTTGGGTCGGAGCTTGGATAGATGGACAGCCACGCCAGCTCCGTAGCGGAGAGCGTGGGAAACAAAACGCCAGGATGCTTCGATTCCATTTGGACCTTCCATTGTGTCTTCAACAACGAAGACAGTACACGACACAGGCAGCCGAGAGGTTGGATCATCAATCCATGATTGCACCCGACCAGTTCGGGCAATGAGTTCTTTGGTGGTAGCAGACATTATCAAACGAGATCAGTAAGGTTAGGAGGTTGATAGTTTGGTCCTTTTAGAACCTTGCCGTCTTCACGGCGGATAGGTTGCCCACCCTCATCAAGCTTACTCATGTTGCTTTGGTGGACGCGGTTGAGAGCTTCATCAAGATCCCAACTAAGGTTTTCTGCATATTGGTAGCAGACATAAACAAGGTCAGCTAGTTCTTTAAGGCAATCAGTTGCATTAACACGTAGCCCCATGATGAGTTGGTTTTCAGAATCAAGGAACTCCTTGAACTCTTCAACGATCAAACTCCGTTGCATAGTCCGTGAAGCTGGACTCGTACTGTTCCTGACCTGGAAACTTTTCCTGAATTCTTTTGCTTGGACGCTGAGAAATGATTTGGCTTTCAAGCTCATTTTGTAGATAGTGGATTGCTTTGGTAAGATCTTGGATGTATGCGTCTTGCAGGCTCCGGCCATTAACACCTTTGTGTCCAGCACGGCAGATATATTTAATTGCGTTACCGAGATGGAAGCTTAGGTCTTGGTCTCGAATGAAATCCCAGACTTGGATTGACCCACGCTTGTAGTAGCTTGGGCCGGTTGAGTTGGAGTTGGCCATTTCTTTACTAGGTTGGACATTGAATTACCAAGCACAAAGCATTGCTGCTGTAGTGCGAGGAAGATTGTGATTACATCTTCCAGTTTTGTATCTGGATGACGTAGTGCATTCTCAATCTGTTTTAGTTTAAACTGCTGCTCCATTGTCAGCTCGACTATCGGAGCTGGGAGACCAAAGTCTTGGTTCTTGATTGGTGAAATCATAATTTTCACATTGAAGGATCTTCGCTAATCGTGCATTGAGTAATGCAACTGACTCATCGAGACCCTTCTCCATGAAAGCATCTACGACTGTCTTCCAGTTATCTCCATGTTTGTCTAGGAGATCTGCTGCTCTTTTGATACCAATACCAGGCACACCTGCGTAACCATCTGTTTGATCACCAGCCATGGTTTGGATTAGATGCCAGCGGTAACCTTCCTCAGGAGTAATAGTTACCACACCATCGCTAAGGTCATACAAGTCACCAGGGATCTGTCTCATATCCTTATCTGGACTGCAGATGATGTGTCCAGGTTCCTTGGTAGCGTAGACGCCCATTGCGTCATCAGCCTCAAGCGTAGGCATCACAACAACGTTGTACTCCTCCTTGAGTTTATTGATGACCCTTTTGTAGCCGCACGGTTTCTTTCGATTACGGTGTCCCTTATAGTTTGGGTCAATAGATTTACGAAAGTTGACACTATCAGAAAAGAACAGAATAGAATCATCAAAACATCCAAGGTCAGAAGCGATGTTGTAGAGTTCTCTCTCAACGTATTCGTAAGCTTCTGAGAATCGGGAGGTAACGACGATAAGATCTTCTCCGAAGTCAATCTCGGTTTCAGTGGCGGCGCAGCACTTATAGACAATGTAATCACAGTCGATTAGTAGACTCATTTACCTTGTCCTCGCTTGAGCTTACGCCCATGCGAAGGAAGACTACGAGTGCCATTACCTTGACGGGTGTGTTTATATTTTGCACGGGATTGGAATTCAACTCGTCCCAGTGCGGTTTTAGATTTTACAGCCATAGTGGTGGTTAGTGAACATCTGCCCAGGTTTTACCTACTTTTGCTTCCGCTTCGATAGGAATCCTGAGATCATAGTGCTCTCCTGCTGTGAGAGCTGAAATAGTTAG